AACTCCTAATCAACCCAAGGGGCTTCGGCCCCGTTTTTAAAGGAGATTGATTATGTCGATGCAAACTGATGTACAGGTAAGCGTACCGCTAACTTCTACAGGGCAATTTACCAATCAAACACCCACTGCTCTTGCTAGAGCAAGGGTCAAAGCTGTTTACATGGTTCCGTCAGCCACGGCTGGAAGTGTGATATTTAAAGATGGTGGGTCAGGCGGCACAACCGTTATGACGCTTAACACCGTGGCTTCTGCTACGCAACCTACGTATATTTTGTTTCCGGGCGAAGGTGTTTTATTTAGCACCAATGTTCACGGAACTGTGGCAAACGTAACTTCAGTCACAATTTTCTATGGCTAAGAAGAAAGGCCCCGTCCTATCAGTTGGAAGAGGTGAGAAATTGCCGATATCCAAGGGGGCGGGCTTGACTGCCAAAGGCCGTGCTAAGTACAACGCTGCTACGGGTAGTAACCTAAAGGCTCCACAGCCACAGGGCGGTAAGCGTAAGGACTCGTTCTGCGCACGCATGTCAGGTATGCCCGGCCCCATGAAAGACGAGAAGGGTAAGCCCACCCGTAAGGCGGCTGCTCTTGCAAGATGGAAATGCTGATATGACTACAAACTCAGACACAATTAAGAGCACACTGGATATTGTTTCAGTGTTTGCAGCCATAGGATCGTTTTTGGAAATGTTTACCCCAGTTTTTGGTTTGATTGGCGCAATTTGGACATTGATGCGAATCGCTGAGATGATTGCGGGTAAACCCTTTGTTGAAATAATCCGCAGAAAGCAGGCAGACGATGCCATCGACAAGTAAGAAGCAACACAATTTCATGGCGGCAATAGCGCACAACCCTGCGTTTGCCAAGAAGGTTGGAATACCGCAAAGTGTCGGCAAAGATTTTACTGACGCTGACAAAGGTAAGAAGTTTGGTAAGGGCGGGGAAACTCGTCCAGATGTGCAAGGTATCAACAAGCCTAAAACCGATCATGGAAAAATGGCTTTTTTTAAAGAAGGTGGTAATACTATGGCTAAGATGAATGCAGGCATGATGGCAATGATGGCTAAGAAAAAAGCCGGAGCTAACGCAGAAATGCCAATGAAAAAAGGCGGTATGGCTGGTGGGGGCATGCCCATGAAAGACGGTAAGCCCGCTTTTATCGGTGACGGCAAAGGCATGAAGCACGGCGGTGCAACTAAGAAGATGAACATGGGCGGTATGGGTGGCATGGGCTACGCTAAAGGCGGTTCTGCTTCTTCTCGCGCTGATGGCGTTGCTACAAAAGGCAAAACCAAAGGCACGATGATTGGCATGAAAATGGGCGGCAAAGCCTGCTAATGTCATGATGGCCAGCCGTGGTATGGGGGACATCTCCCCCTCTAAAATGCCCAAGGGCGTCAAGAAAGCCCGGCGAGACGACACTGACTTTACCCAGTACAAAGAGGGTGGGAAAGTGAATGCTGCGGGCAATTACACAAAGCCCAGTCTTCGCAAGAGGATTGTGTCTCAAGTAAAAGCCGCAGCAACGCAAGGTACTGGCGCAGGTCAGTGGTCAGCGCGTAAAGCTCAGCTTGTTGCCAAGAAGTACAAGGCGGCAGGCGGGGGTTACCGAGATTGAAAGCGCCTCAAAAATCATTGAAGGATTGGGGCGACCAAAAATGGAGAACCAAAAGTGGTAAAAAATCTTCTGACACTGGTGAACGATACCTTCCAAAAGCTGCGATCAAAAGTCTTAGCGCTAGTGAGTACGCTGCGACGACCAAAGCCAAGCGAGCCGGAAAAGCCGCAGGCAAACAATTCGTAGCACAACCCAAAACGATTGCAAAGAAAACGGCAGGATTTAGATGACCACTTCAGGAACCGCAGCGTTTAACCTTGACCTCACTGAGTTGGTTGAGGAAGCGTTTGAACGCGCCGGTTCGGAGTTGCGTACGGGCTACGACTTACGTACGGCCCGTCGTTCATTGAATCTGATGTTTGCTGATTGGGCAAACCGCGGTGTCAACATGTGGACGTTTGAGCAGGGGACAATTAACCTGACTCCGGGTCTGAACACCTACGCACTGCCTGTCGATACGGTGGATTTGCTTGAACATGTGATTCGCACGGGCGCGGGGAGCGCATCCACGCAGGCTGACCTGACCATCACGCGTATCAGTGTTTCTACCTATGCCACGATCCCCAACAAACTGCAACAAGCTCGTCCTATTCAAGTGTGGTATCAGCGCTTGGACGGCCAGACTTCTTCCATTGGCACTACGCTCAATGGCGGGATCACAGCTACAGCCACCACAATCACACTGACTTCTACAGCCGGACTTCCAGCTACGGGGTTCTTGTTGATTGAGTCTGAGACTATTCAGTACGGTTACATTTCCGGCAACGTGCTCTACAACTGCTTCCGTGGGCAGAACGGCACAACTGCGGCGGCACACTTAACTGGCGTGTCTGTTTACTCGCAAAACCTACCTTCTGTGACCCTCTGGCCAACCCCAGACAATAGCGCAACGTATCAGTTCGTTTACTGGCGCATGCGCCGTATTGATGATGCTGGTGGGGGCGTACGCACGATGGATGTACCTTTCCGCTTTTTGCCCTGTATGGTGGCAGGTTTGGCCTATTACTTGGCTCTTAAGATTGAGAATGGCGCTGAGCGCCTGCCGGTTTTGAAACAACAGTACGATGAAGCTTGGCAGTTGGCCGCTGATGAAGATCGTGAGAAGGCTTCGGTTCGTTTTGTTCCGAGGCAGATGTTTATTGGTAGTGGTACATGAAGTCAAAGCGCGTTACCGACACTGCGTACCACAAGGCATACTACGAGGCCAACAAAGCCCGTATTGCAGCGGTTAAACGCGCTTACAGGGCGGCTAACAAAGAGAAAATAATTGCCAACAAGCGGGCTGCATATCTTGCTACACGAGAAGCAAACCTAGCGCAAAAACGAGAGTACAGACAAGCAAACAAAGGTAAAATAAACTTTTTGTGTTCGATGCGCAAAAAAGTGGTTAAGCAGCGTACACCTATGTGGCTTTCCCCATTTGACCGACTGAAGATTAAGTGCTACTACTCGGTTGCAGCAATGCTGGCGCGTAACAACAAAGAACCGTGGCATGTTGACCATATAGTTCCATTGCAAGGTAAACTTGTGTCGGGGTTGCATGTACCAAACAATCTTCAGTTTTTGCGTGGCGTAGACAACATACGTAAGAAGAATAAGTTTGAGGTGGCGCATGGGTAATCGTTTTGCTTCTGGCAAGAACAGTATTGCTATGTGCGATCGTTGCGGTCAGCAATTTAAATTGACAGCGCTTCGTAAAGAGATACAAAAGACCAAGATTTATAATCTGCTTGTGTGTTCTACTTGTTTTGATCCTGACCAGCCGCAGTTGCAGTTGGGTATGTACCCAGTGGATGATCCGCAGGCTGTGCGTAACCCGCGCAAGGACACAACGTACGTTACGGCAGGCACAAACGCTAGTGGCAATTTGACTGGCGGTTCGCGGGATGTTCAGTGGGGGTGGTCGCCCGTTGGTGGGTCGAGTAATTTTGATGTCGCTTTGACGCCAAACTACTTGGTGGCAACGACGAATGTTGGTACAGTTACAGTAACAGTTACATAGGAGTCTAATATGGACAAGAAAGATTTAGCCCAAGACAAGAAGATGATTAAATCTGCTGTCGGCAAGCACGAGAAAAATATGCACCCCGGCAAAACGCCCACAAAGCTTGCCAAGGGTGGTAAGACCAATGAGATGATGCTTCAGTATGGCCGCGGTATGGCCAAAGTTACAAATCAGGGGAAATAATATGGCCAAGGTTAACAATCTACCAGCTTCTGCATACGCTAAGCCCCACACCATGAGTGGTGCGCCTGTAGGCATCTCTGATAACCCCGGTTCTGGCGTCAATCGCAGTAAAGCTGACACCGTTGATATGTCTATTGGCAACATCAGCAAATCTGCTGGTAACGAAACCACCAAGACATCCGGTATCGTTACTCGTGGTAACGGCGCGGCGACCAAGGGAACCATAGCCCGAGGCCCGATGGCATGAATTACACCGCACTCAGCAACGCGATCCAAGCGTACACGGAGAACACGGAAACAAATTTCGTGGCTAATATCCCCGTGTTCGTTACGCAGGCTGAGCAGCGTATATTCAACTCGATACAGTTTCCGTCACTTCGCCAAAATGTGACAGGCGTAACTACAACAAACAACAAGTATCTGCAATGCCCGTTGGATTTTTTAGCGGTGTATTCATTGGCTATTATTAACGCCAGTGGTGAGTACGAGTACTTGTTAAACAAAGACGTTAACTTTATCCGCCAAGCATACCCACAGCCCACAGACACAGGAATCCCCAAGTACTATGCGCTGTTTGGCCCTCGTTCGGATAACGCGGCAGAGCTAACTTTTATTCTTGGCCCAACACCAGACGCATCATACGGCGCTGAACTGCACTATTTCTTTTACCCACCAAGTATTACAGTTTCCCCCTACACTTCATGGTTGGGTGATAACTTTGACTCTGTGCTTTTGTACGCATCTTTGGTTGAGGCTTACACCTACATGAAGGGTGAAACCGACATGATGCAGTTGTACAACCAGAAGTTCATGGAAGCTCTTGCGTTGGCCAAGCGTTTGGGTGATGGCATGGAGCGTCAAGACGCTTATCGTTCTGGTCAGTTCCGTCAGAAGGTAACTTGATATGGCTATTGTTCAAACCCAGACCACTAGCTTTAAGGCGCAGTTGTACCAAGGCATTCATGACTTGACAACTGATGTGATTAAGATCGCCTTGTACACAGCCAGCGCAGATTTGAACGAAGACACGACTGTGTACAGCGCAACCAATGAAGTAGCTAATACAGGCACTTACGCCGCTGGTGGGGCAATACTTACACCCATCACGGTAGCATCTTCAGGGTACACGGCCTATGTCGGGTTTCCTAACGTATCTTGGACTGCCGCATTAACAGCAAGGTGTGCCCTGATCTATAACGTTACCCAAGGTAACAAATCCATTGCAGTGTTGGACTTTGGGTCTGACAAGACTTCTACAACTACGTTTGCCATCACAATGCCTGCTAACTCAGCCACAGCAGCATTGATTCGTTCTTCTAATTAAGGAGTCAATATGACCACCGAAAAACTCACAGCCACCGACCACGTTTCTAGCGGTCTAACTTGTAATCTTAAAACCGGTGAGGACGCAAAAGCTACCGGCCTGTTTGAAATCAAGTGCCATGACAAAGATGGTAACTTGAAGTGGGAAGCCCAGTCTAAGAACTTGGTAGTCAACGCTGGTCTAGCTTACATGGCAGGCACGGCTTTGACTTCAGTCACCCAGATTACCACTTGGTATCTTGGCTTGTACGGGGCTGGCGCTTCTAATACACCTGCGGCTGGTGACACGATGTCTTCTCACGCTGGCTGGACTGAGGTTGTGGCTTACAGCAACGCAACCCGTGTGGCGGCTACATTTGTTACGGCTACGGCGGCTAATCCTTCTGTAGTCACTAACACGGCTTCTCCCGCTACGTTCAACATCAACGGCACAACAACTGTGGGCGGGGCGTTCCTGACTAGCGGTAGTGCTAAGAGCGGTACAACTGGGACTTTGTTCTCAGCGGCTGACTTTGGCTCACCCGGTGATCGTTCTGTGGTGAGCAGTGATACTTTGTCTGTGACTTACACATTCAGCTTGGCGGGCTAATATGTCAGCATGGGGTTCCGGCGCATGGGGTGATGGTGGCTGGGGCTTTACGGCTTTTTCAAGCACGGTTGATGAGACTGCAACAGGTACAGATGCTGTATTAGGGGCTAACAGTGTAGGAGTTTCGGTTACTGAGACTGCCACGGGGACAGATGCTGTATCAGCTTTGGTACAGGTCAATGCGGCGGTTACGGAAACGGCTACAGGTACAGACGCAATAAACGCAACGGCAACGTTTGGGTCTTCGGTCAGTGAAACGGGTACGGGTAGTGATGACGTAACAGCATTGCTCACAATGAGTTCCTCGGTTACTGAGACTGCTACGGGGTCTGATGCAGATGCGGCGTTTGCCAACTTCTTGGGTCAGATTACAGAGACAGCGACAGTTACGGATGCGACAAATTCATCCTTTGCGTTTTTGGTCACTATTACTGAATCGGCAACTGGAACGGATGCGGTAGTAAGTAGTTTGTCTGTTGGGGCTGTGGTTGATGAGACAGCTACTGGAACAGACGCTGTTAATGCTGGTGCTACA